CGCGCAACGCGCCAGAAATCGCGGCTCCAGGCAGTGAGCTGTTCACTGGTCAGCGCCGCAAAGTTAGTAAGAGCCATTTGGCTTCTCCTTTAAATTGCGTTAACCAAAACCCGTACTGCACCATGCAATACGAGCAACACAGCCGACTTCTTTGGTGCGGCTAACCCGTTCCCCCGTATCGTGGGGTCACGACTTAGCGCGTATTCACGAGACGCGACCTCGGCGGGTTTAACGCCTACGCAGGCGAAATCAACACGTTTTTAACGTGTGCGACACGGCTGGATATCGTTCCAACGGACGAGTTCAGTTGTAGATTAGCAACACTAATATAAGTTCGCAACTATTTAGTAAGCAGACTTGCGCTTAGCAGTCTTCTTCGCTGGCTTCTTACCGCCATGGGTTTTGCCGGGCATCATCGAGCCATCCGGCATCCGATGCATCGGACCCTTACTTCCCTTCTTCTTCATCACTTTTTGCCTCCTTTGGCAGTTTTTGCAGCCGCTCGGAAATTGGCCGCAGTTGGGGCTCCTTTGGAGCCGGGTTTACGCATCTTTTCGCCACTGCCCGCAGCAATACGGGCCTTCTTCCGGCGGATGTTTTCATACAAGCCTGGTTTAGCCATTACCACTTCACCTTGTCAGCCCAGTAGGCGGCCGACATCTTGCCTTTAGCGATGTTCTTGGCGTGGCGCGCCTTGAACGACTCTCGGCGGTTACGATACGCCTCAGACTCCCCCGTTTTACGGGGGGAGCCACTGACGCCTTGCTGGCCAAACCGGATGGTTTTGACCTGTTCCCCGGCCTTGGCCACCACTACGTGGCTTTTGGTCGGGTGGCTAGGGGTCCGTTTCGGCTTGTTGTAGCCCGACACTCCGGCTCGGGCGAGCCGTGGGTCACGCCCGGCCATCAGATGACATCTCCGCGCAGGCGCTTCAAGGTTGCGGCGGGGAGGGCGTTGAACTCCTCCTCGGTCAACGTCGAGAGGTCAAAGGCCTTCTCTCCACGAGCTGCGGAGCTCTCTCCAGGCATCTCGGGCGGCTGTGATTCAGCCACCTTCAGCTTGCGGGCGACCTCGGCGCGCTTTTTAGCGACCTCGTCCACTGTCTGCTTCTGGGGGGCGGCGGGGGCAGCAAGCGTTGGCTCAGAAGTGACGCCCATATCGACCAGCCCATACTCGCGGATAACGAATTTGGCTGCTTTGGAGAGCGCCGCGACCGGATTCTCGCCCTTCACAATGAATGCGTCCCGAAGGTCGATGACCTCCTGGGTGTATTTCTCATTGAAATCAGGGCTTGATCGGTCGAAGACCGGAAAAGTGTTCTCGAGCTCGGCCGCTGCCTGCTGCAATGCAGACATTTGCTGGCTCTGGGTGACTTTCTGTTCAACCTTCTGGGTCAATTCGAACTCAAGCTGGGCCCGTTCGGCCTTACGGATCTCCGCTCGGAGCGCCGCAGCCTTCTCATGCTGCCCGTCGAGCACCATGTTCTGGTACTCCATCTCTTTTGAGGCGAAATCGTAGGTCTCGGGCGCGGTTTCGAGCTGCGTCTTGGCCGCCATTAGGTCATCGAGCTGCTTTTGAAGCGCCTTTTGCTTAGCCAACACCTCGTCGAGGCGAGACTTAGGCACCATCTTCTGCTTAGGCTCGGGTTCCGGGGCCTTAAGTTCGGGTTCCGGGGCCTTAAGTTCGGATTCTTGCGATTTTGCTTCGTCTAAGTCCGTAATTTTTTCAGCTAAGTCCGTAACTTTCGCGATTTCCGGCTCCTCTGTGGCCGGTTCCGTGGCCGCTTCCGCCTGGACTTCGGCCTTCGGCTCTTCGCCAAGACCAAAATTGAAGTCAAAAGCCTGTTGCGGCGGGGCTTCAGCCGGGTCTGCCCCCGGCATCACATCAAGAACGACGTCCTTCTTCTCGTCAGCCATGCTCAATCTCCTATTGATCAGTCATCGGCCGCATATTTGGGATCGGGCGCGGCGTACCCTGGTTCTGCGTCTTCGCTGCTGTCTGCATAACCGTTGTCGCGATGCGTGTCGCAGCCGCAGTCTCTTGCTGGTTACGGCGTGTATCGCTAGTAAGTGATGCAAGCTCACGTCGAAGTTCGAGCTCACGCTCTTTGATTGCGATTTGAGTCTGCAACTCCTGCATCTTGAGCTGCGGTTGGACGTCGGCAACGTCCTGAACCTTAGCCACATTGACGGCTGCTTCGCTCTGCAGCTTCTGAACTTCCGCTTGCAGCTTGGCCAGCGTGAGCTGCACCTGCTGCATCGCGAGTTCCGCCTGCATCGCGTTGGCTTCCATCTGCTCCGGAGTCTGCTCGACGCCGGTCATCATGCGGATGCGCTTGGCAAGCTCACCCTTACGGGCGAGGTGGCTGTACTCAATGATTGCGTCATCCGGGATAGCGACACCGGCCTGACGCAAGTTGATCGCCTCGGCGAACTGCATCTCATCGAACGAATCGCGAGCCGGAGCGGTCGCGACAATTACGTCGTACTCGCCCAGGGTCAAATCATTGATGATCCGTCCTTCCGGCGTCATTTGATTGATGACCATCGGCTCACGCGGCTTCATCGGGTCGTCTTCATTAGTGATCTGAATGACGCGCTGCTCGGTGTAGAAGCGTTGGACCAGGTTCAGCACCTTCTCCGCCAAGTACTGCCGCGTCTTACGTAAGTTGTCGAGCGGCACCTGGATCATGATCGCGCCACGGTTCTGCTTCGCCTGAATGGCGATGCCAGAGACTTCGGCGCTATCTGACCCAAGCATCGAGTCATTAATGCCACTAATAGTTTTGATGTTGAGCGCAGCCTTTTGGCTAATGCGGTCAAGCCCCGTAGGAATCTGGTTTGGTTGAATCTTGAGCGGCGGCTGCGAACCACGGTTGTACTCGAGCACCAGGCCCGTCTCTGCGCCGTGTTCCTCCAGGTCGTCCGCCGTCATGCCGACGAGCGAACCACTCTCAACCATCCAGCCGCTATTCGCGGTGGTGTTGACGATGTGCAGCTCCTGGCTCGCGATCTTGTTCAGCTGCTCCTGCGGAGACAGCAGATTGCGCACCATGCCGAAGGGACGTCCTCGGCGGAAGTACGCAAAGTAGGGGACCAGCGTGAAGTCCTCGTATGGCGACCAGTCGTCATGAAGGACAATCTTGTCGCAGGTCACGGTCCAGCGGACTTTGCGCTTGATCTTGCTAATGATGCCAAGACCATACTGCTTCGCGAATTTCTTCGCCTTCTGCTCGGTCCAGTCCTCAGGGACAGCGCGTTGGTCTCCTGTGTTTGGGTCAACAAAGAAATCGCCACGCCCCATTTTGCGGTACTGCCGCTCGATAACACGCAGCGCTTTGATGTTACGGTAGTCGTCCTTGCCGGGGATCGCCGCACCCAGGTAGTCCTGGGAGGTGTCAGTCTTGCCGTAACGCGTCTCTTCGTATTCGATCGAGTCGCGTCCGAATCCGTTGCCATTCTCGGCGACGAACCGTAGCGCTTCGGCTTTGTCTTCGCCGTATAGTTCCTCGATCTCGTCGAGGGTCATCCATTTAGTTTCGAAGACCTCGTTCCATGTCTTCGGATCGTACTCCTTGGCATCCGGGTCGACGAGGATATCGATCGGATCTTTAGCCGTGATTCGTACTTCGCCCTCTACGTGGTCACTGAAGTCCATGCGTACGTCGAAGTAACCACGGCCATCCATGATGAGGCCGTCGCTAAACACCTGCTGCTCGACCCAGTCGAGCTTGTTGTTGTCCGCGATCTGCATGTACAGCTTAGTCAGGACCGTCGCTACGTCCTGGTCGCCACCACGGCGCGGCTTGAACTGAATGTCGGCGCGGCGCGTGGACTGTTCTCCGAGAACCGTGTTCACGGTCGGAAGAATAGTGTTGATGGTCAGTGCTGGACGGCCCTCGGCCTCGAGCTTAGCAAGGTCTGACTTGTCCCACTGGTCGCCGCGATAGAACGCGTCGCATTTCTTCGCCATCTCGACGTACTGCAAGTGCCCGTTATCGCGGGCCCGGACGTACCGGTTCCACTGCTGATGGGCGAGCTGCTGGTCTTCAATGGTTTGAGGTTTAATCTTTGCCATAGTAGGTCACCGTGTGAGGCGGGGTAAAACAGGTAACCGCCCCAATGACGGTTGATCCGGGAGCACGAGTTTTACCCCTGGCTCGTTCTCTTTCCACCAAGCTCGATATTTCTTTTCCCCGCCTAGGCTATTCACATTTTGCGGGCTTGCGTAAAACGTCCATCCATTTTTGTCGTCACCTTCCCAGCGTCCTGCAGGAGGGGCTCCTTTAGCTCTCGAGTAATCACTATCAGTAGAGTACGTAGGATGAGTTGGCAGTTTGAAACGATCGGACAGGTGCCCGAACTGATCAGGCTCAAGGCCTGCTTCAAATGCTGCTTTTAAATCGTAGTCAGGGGTTTCTTTAAACCCGGTACGATTCTTCCACTCTTCATAGGTGGTAACCGTTACTTTGGGCTTTGCCATGTTACGCACTCATCGCGGATTTTTGGCGGGGTCCGCGAGCAAGAGAGAGGAGTTTGTCCCGCCAAGACGGTATGTGGACAACAGGGGCTTTGAAGGTAGAGAACTCAGTCATCATGAGACCGATCCACGACAGTGCGTCGACCTGGTCGTCATGCATGCCGTTCGGGAAACGCAGCAGTTCCGCAATTAACGGGCCTGAGAACGGTGCTTCCCGTGGGAAGTACACCATGCCCTGCTGCATGCGGCCCTGAATAGCTCGAGCACGCGCCTCCTTGTCACGCCGCCCTGTCTTCAGATCTTTGAAGTACGCCTCATAGAGCCCGCGCTCACGCACGCGCTTCTCGAGGAACGGCCCGAGCGCCATTTCAATGTGGCCCTTTTCGATGCCGATGATCGAAGGCTTCCACTGCTCATAGAGATCAAGTATCCGCTCGACGAGCTCGAAGCCATCGAAGCGGCCACGGACGCAGTCCATCACATACATCTGATCCTGGTCGTCGATACCGACCACGATGCCGACGCTGTAGTCGTTGCGGTCGTTCTTACCGATGGCCAAGTCCCAGGCGCAGTAGTAACGCATCTCGGACTGGTTGATCTCATCGATGTCGAAGTACTTCACCATGCTGCGCGTGAAGTACTGACCGTCATCAGCGACTGGGTTCTGCTGATAGAGAGCGGACCAGTCGCGCGGTCCTACCGCTTTTTCGATGCGCCGGAGCGACTCGACGTCGTACCTTTCGGCGTGGAGCGCTTCACCGGCTTTTCGGAACTCTTCGTCGGCTTCGGCGATGGCGGGGTATCGGACGACTTCCCATTCGTCTCCCCCTTCCACACCCGCTTTAAGTAGTCGACCAGCCAAGTCATCATCATG